TACTCGGTGTCCTCCAACTGCCTTAAAACAGCAGAGGGGTCTACTCAGGGCTTTTTGTTTTTTAGGAGTCCGTATGGAATGGTTCAGACACGATTCAAATGCTAACCTAGACGATAAGTTACAGCAAGTGTTACTTAGTTATGGTTTAGAAGGATACGGATTATATTGGTATTGCATAGAGCTTATAGTTAATAAGGTATCTGCTGACAATATAACATTCGAGTTAAAGCATGATGCCAGGGTAATTGCAAGGAATACAGGGTCTACTCCTCAGAAGGTTGAGGAAATGATGAAGCACTTTGTTGAACTTGGATTATTTGAAGCTCATGCTAATGGTTTAATCACCTGCATGAAAGTAGCTAAAAGATTATCAGCATCAGCTACTAGCAATCAATATATGCGTAAAATTATTCACACTATAAATACAAACAATGACTTACAACTACCGTCATGTCACCGTCATGACGTCGTCATGAAAGAAGAGAAGAGAATAGAAGAGAAGAGAGTTATTAAGACATCAATTCCTGATGATTTTAAGGTTAGCGAAAGAGTGATAAGGTGGGCTAATGAAAAAGGTTATCGTGATTTAAATAAACACTTAGACAATTTTATTTTAGTAGCTCAATCTAACAACTACAAATACACAGATTGGGATGCAGCATTTATGAGAGCAATTAAAGATAACTGGGCAAAGGTAGCAAGTAAAGAAGTTAGGTTGTCGCTATGATTACATTGCACAATGGCGATTGTTTAGAAGTGATGAAGTTAATACCTGATGGTTCGATAGATGCAATCATTACAGACCCTCCATACGGTACTACATATTGCAAATGGGATTCCGTTATTTCTTTTGAACCAATGTGGAAACAATTAAAGCGCATTATTAAGCCTAATGGTGCAATTGTATTGTTTGGAAGCGAACCATTTAGTAGTGCTTTAAGAATGAGCAATATTAAACAATATAAATATGATTGGGTTTGGGATAAAGTTAATAAATTTACAGGGGCATTAAACGCTAATAAAATGCCAATGCTAGACCATGAATTAATTTCTGTTTTTTATAATAAACAACCAACATATAACAAACAATTAAGAGATGGAAGTTATAAAACTCGTCATGGCGGTAATAGAAATACAGAAACTATTAATTTTATAAAGCCATTAAAAGATTACGGAAGAATTGTTAATGGATTAAATCCTAAAAGAATTATTCATTATCCATCCCATAACACTAAAAACATTTATCATCCAACGCAAAAACCAATTGAAATAATGGAATATCTTATTAAAACATATACTAACGAGAATGAATTTGTTTTAGATTTTACGATGGGTTCTGGAACTACAGGTATTGCTTGCAAAAACCTTAATCGTAACTTTATTGGAATTGAATTAGATAAAAATTATTTTGATATAGCAACAAAAAGAATCAACGAGGTTTTATTATGATTATCAATCCTAAAAGCCTTATAAACGATATTGAAAACCTTTACGAAACAGGAGTAGCACGTGGACATACAACTGGTTGGAGTAATGTTGATGAGTTTTTTACTGTTAAGCATGGCGAGTTTACTGTCGTTACTGGGATGCCTAGTCACGGAAAGAGTGAGTGGCTTGATGCACTATGCGTTAATTTGGCTGTGCATCATAATTACCGTATATGCCTCTTTTCTCCTGAGAACCATCCTTTAGAGATGCACGCTAAAAAAATCATAGAGAAGTACGCAGGTAAACCTTTCTTTGGTTCACATCGTATGTCACATGACGAAATGCTTGCTTCTATAGACAGAATGAATAAGAACTTTGCTTTTATTAAGCCTGAAGAAACAGCCTTTACACCAATTAACATTATTGATGAAGCGTTACCTTGGCTAGATATGTCTATTACACAACCTAGAGCTATGGTGATTGACCCATGGAATGAGATGGACCACTACAGACCAGCAGGGCTAACAGAAACAGAATACATCAGCCGTGTGCTGACAGAGCTACGTAGAGCTGCACGTGAGTTTAGATGCCATCTATTCTTAGTAGCACATCCTACAAAAATGGCTAAAGACAAAGATGGTAACTATCCTGTGCCTAGACCTTACGATGTTGCTGGTTCTGCTCACTTCTACAATAAAGCAGATAACTGTATCACTATATGGCGTGACGTAATGAACGCACCACAAGAAACACAAGTACACATACAGAAGGTACGTTTTAACAGCACAGGTCATCCTGGTGTTGCACAGTTGTTGTATGATTACAATAAAGCTACTTACATTAACGAACCTGAATTTTATAGGAGCATCTCATGAGATTAATATTATTAGCATTGTTAGCATTATCTTTTAACGCACAGGCTTGTTCATATCAAGATGGATGGAATTGTCCAGCACCTCCTGTTTATATTCCAGTTCCTGTTGCACCTCCTGTTTACATACCACCTGTAAGCCCAGGTCAACCACCTGTAATGACACCATTTAACCCAGGAAGATAATATGATATTAGTTGAAGTGTACGATAGTGAAGATGACGATGCTCAGTTTATATGTTTAATGACGTTTGAAAACTCATATAAGTTTGATGCTTTCTTTGGTAACTGTTCGTTTGAAGAAGATATGTATTTTCAGATAATGGACTATGAAACTATGATGGAAACCATACAATGACGTATGTACTGCTAGACGATGAAAATCAGCCTATTAGGTTTTTTGACTATCCTGCAGAGGGCACAGTTGAGGTTATTGAGCCTAAGTTGACTTTTGACGAGATGATGGATAAATTCGGAGAAGCGTTATTATGACGATTAACGAATTTGTAAAAGCTATTAAAGAATGGAGTCCTAATGCTGAGTTTAAAGCTGTTAAAGACGGTGAAGTTTACAAAAGCAAAGGATGGTTACAAAAATATGAAGATACACAGTACAGAGAGATAACACCTTATGTGCCAGCAGAAAAAATGTCCTACGTGCGGTCAAAGTCAAAAACGGTCATTACCTCAAAACGCTAGGCTGCATAAACTATTTACTATGATGAGCGAGCAACTAAAAGGTAAAGATGGTTTGTATCACCCAACTATGTATTGGAAAGTTTTATCGAAAGATAAATGGCTTGGGTATGATGAAGTGCAACATCCTGACGGTCGTACAATATATGCTTTAAAATCTACAGCAAATCTTACCGTAGATGAGTTAAACTCTTTTATGAATGAAGTAGAGCGATATTGTGCTTTACGTAATCTTTATATACAGGATTAATATGAATCAAGAAACTCTAAAACAATTATTAACTTACAATCCTGAAACTGGTAGTTTCACTTGGAATTTATATAAAAGATGCGTAAAGAAAGGAAGTGTAGCTGGTTCAACAGCAGGAAATTATTTAAAAATAGGGATAAATTACAAATCATATCTTGCTCATAGGCTTGCATGGTTATATGTTTATGGATATATGCCTGATTGCATTGACCATATTAACGGTAATAAGTTAGACAATAGAATTGAAAATTTAAGAGAAGCTACTAACGAACAAAACTCTAAAAATTCAAAGAAGTCATCTAGAAATACATCAGGTGTTAAGGGTGTAAGCTTTGATAAGCAGCACAATAGATGGAGAGCTGAATTATTTTCAAATGGTAAAAGAGTGTTTTTTAAATACTTTAAAACATTAGAAGATGCTGCAATTTCAATTAAAGAAATAAGAAAACTACATCATGGAGAGTTTGCCCGTGATTTATAGAAACAAGAAACTACTAGAACTATGTCGTGAACTACCATGTCAAGTATGTGGTCGTGTAGATGGTACTGTATGCGCTGCACACTCTAACCAACAGCGTGATGGTAAAGGTACAGGAATCAAAGCTAGTGATGCTATGGTTGCTTCTATGTGTCACTCATGCCATACACAGTTAGATAACGGTAAAGACTTATCTAAAGAAGAACGTAGAGAGATATGGGAACTAGCCCACAGACTAACAATCAGATACATGATTGAGAATGATATGCTGGTGGTTAAATGATTAAACTTACATTGCCATTTGCAACATCCGCAAATCATAGTCATCATTATGGCTCTGGTCGCAAATTTTTAAGCAAAAAGACTAAAGATTTTCGTCAGCAAGTACAAGATATTGTTGTAGACGCAAAAGCTAAGATAGAAGGAACACCTAGACTAGCTATATTTTACGCAGTATATCCACCTGACAAAAGACGTAGAGATTTAGGTAATTATGAGAAGCAAACAACTGATGCACTCATGGCTGCTGGTGTATTTGAAGATGACAGTCAGATTGACTTTATTTGGATGGTACGCAAGGAAGTAGTAAAAGGTGGTATGATTAAAGCTGTAATAGTCGAGAATGATGATATAGATGCCATTATAGAGCATTACAGGGAGGTTTTTAATGGATAGTGGTAAGGTTCTTTACTACCTAGATATATGGCGTGATTACATGAAAGGTAATACTACCAAGCTAGGCTATCCAAGCAAAGCAGCAGGATTTTTGTCATCAGGAGTCACATCTTTCGATGATATGCACGATGAAATAGATATTAACTCTGCACGTACAGTAGACCAAGTTATAGACGACCTACCTAAACTACAAAAAGATGCTATTTACTTTGTGTACTTAGGACAGAAGGTTAAAATGACAGATACACAGTTAGAACTAAACTATGATTTAGCTTTAGATAACTTACAAGTAAAACTAACTGAAAAACATTTATATTAAGTTTCTCATATAATCAGCAATCTTA